TACCCAGCCAAGCCAATCTGGATGATGCCTTTCTTTCATATCTTTTTGTAACTTTGATAACATCTGATCTAATGTCATAGTATCCATTATGCTCCAGGCCTCCCTGTGCCAAAGTTCAGTCTGCTAAACTCCAATCTATCTACTAGTTTTAATGCATTACCCATTCTGTCTACTGCAACAAATCCTTCTTCGCCTGTTACTTCATATCCGTTTTCAGTTTCCTTAAATGTAGGTAACTGTCTAATGGTTTCTAACTTTTTAATAATGTTCACTTTGGAAGTAATAAGTTTTAAATAAAGATCATAAACACTAACAATACTTTTTAAATTTTGTCTTATAAATTTAACACCTTCTACTTTTTTTGCATCTGTTTCTTCTTTTTTAGCATCTGTTTTATACTTCTCAATTTTCTTATCCATAAATCCAATATACTTTTGTATAAACCCTTGTGCAAATTTAGTGGGCTCGTCAAATGCACCTGCTCTAATATTATTATTTACATGGGCCTTTAATTGTTGTAAGAAATCTTTACCTATTATGTCGTTACCACTTTCTAACCATTTGAACGTTTCAGGTTTAATAGTTTTTAAATATGTATCGGCTTCTCTAATTGATTTTATTATTAAAGTGCCTTCCTGTTTTGTTAATGTAACTGTGCCACTAAAATCTTTTATTAAAGCATCTCTATGCCAAACATTATTACTGTTACCTAGTACACTACTATCAAAACCAAATTTAGCAGTGGTATCGGCTAATGTAGGCCCTCCTACATACTCTGTATGCCATACTATACCAATTTCTGCACTAGATATTTCTTTTGCTAAATCGTTATCTGTAGGGATAGCATACACGATTGTATTAGGTTTAAATGCTATACAAACATCATCATCAATTGTTACTGTTTCTAAATCGCTCTTGGAAAACAACATATCGCCTTGTGCTACAGTATTCCAATTTAATCCTTTTAGATATTTTAATGCAAGTTTAAGTTTGTCTTGTAATCCTTCTGCTGGATGATTTTCTTCTATGTCTTTATCTGTAAAATTAATTTTAGGTTTTTGTGCAAATACACCTTTAGTACCTACAAAAAATTTACCTGTTTCAGGATCTTTACCACATATGATTGCTGGTGCTCCGTCCCATTTTGTAGTCATACTGACCGGACTATTAGAATTCCCCTCAAGCATTTCATGTAAACTATAAAGATAAGCAACTGCCTCTTTGGCACCTTCGAATCCTTTATTAAATATATGATCTTCCAAATGCTCTAAGTGAGTATTTTTATTTTCTGCTTCTAATAAGATACCTGTAATTAAAGGTTTAGAAATATCTAGGAACTTCATGACAATTTATTTTTTTGATGGTAAACAGCATAAAGTCTAGCATGAAGTAATTGTCCTGATGTTAAAGGTTTATTATTAATACTAATATTTTCTCCTTTATTTAATTGCTCTAGGTCTTTTGCTGTTAAACTATCTATTATAGATTTATATACATTTGGTAATACTGTATGTATTTTTCCTGCTTCGTCTCTCCAATTTAATTGGCCGTTTGCTCTTTTTTCCCATTTAAATTTTTTATTTGGATATGAGTCGTGTACAACTATTGTACCTGGTTTAATATCAGGATTTTTATTCTTAGAATTATTAAAATTGTTATCAAGTTCTGTTTGATTATCAGTATCATCAACATTCATAACATCATCTAACTCATCATCACTTGCTGTGCTACTATCAATATTATCACCTTTAATCTGCTTAATTAACTCGTCTTCATTTCCAGGAGAGCCACTAAAAGGAAACATTTTGCTTATTAATTTTGTAGCAGGACCTGATAGAGAAAGTCCTATTAATTCTCCTACTGTACCACCTGCTACACCTCCTATATTTCTTGCTTTTTCTTTACTTGAAACACCTAAGTTAGCAGGAAGGATGTCATCCGGAAGATTAAACTTTTTCTTTATATAGTTGAAAATACGTGTGGTTGCAGGAGGGTCTAATTTAGTTATTCCGTCACTTTTAAATCCTTGAGTGCCCATTAAAATATCATGAGCTTCAGACTTTCTATCTACAGGCTTACCAGTTTTTTTATTAAACCATGTTTTTGTAGAATCCTGGAATATAAATTTTGTATTACCTAATTCTACTTCTTTTTTATCACTAATAGGTTTAGGGTCTGTAGCATCTCCTGTATCGGGTCCAGCATCGCCTTTGGAATCTATGGCACCGATAGCAGTCTGTGTGATTCTTCTCCAACTTTTACCATATATTGTTTTTATAGGCTTGCCATTTTTTCCATTAAGAATATTACCTTTTAAGTCTACAGCCGTTTCAGGTTTCAAATATGTTTTAATATTATTTTTACCAACTGTGAACCAGTTTCTCTGAGTTCTATCCCATGTATAATCGGCTTGACCTACATTAGCCACAAACCCATTAGGAATTTTACTCATTTCAAGTTCCCAATCTAGTCCGCTTATGTCTTCTGAAAGTACTTGTTTAATTAGCATCTTTTTCTCTTTGGGATTCCTTAATTACCTTTGTAATACCCCTGGAGAATTTTTTGCCATCTCGACCTTTAATGCTGTTTACTAGTCTATTTGTTAAATCTTTTGCTGTTGCGGAATCATAATAGCGATCTATTTGCTCTAATAAACTTATAGCACTGGCAATAACATGTTCGCCTCTATTAGAAACGACATGATTTCTATCACGATCAACTGAAATTTGATTTAGTTCTTCTAATATACTGCGAGTTTTCTTCACGTCATCTCCAAAAAATATGTATAATGCTATTTATCATTTATATGTCGTTCTTCTTTAGGAACTCTCGCATGTTCATCGCCTGTGATACAGTATCCTGTGCTGAAGGCTCGTCTGCTTTAATATTGTTGCCCCTTTTAAGTTGCTCAACTAAATTTCCAGTTGTTACAGTCATTGCATCTTCATCGCCTTCTTCTAAATCTACAATTCTTAGTGTATCTGGATCAAACTTTAAGTCTACTTTGGTACCCACACCACTACTAGATCTTGTTTTCATAAACTGTATTTGATATCTACCTTTTTCTCGCATGGCATTACTTGTAAAAATACCCACAACATTATCTGCTGTTTGTATTTTACTAATACCACCTGCTATATGATGATGATCAAATTCTATTTCTTCCACCGCACCTCTATTCAACTGTGAAGCAGTTACAAATAATAAGTCTCTTTCAACTGCTAAGTTACGCAACTCTTCAGATACATATTTGTCTTTAATAAACAAATCACTGCCACTAACTTTTGCACTAATAGGCATCATAAGATCCAAGTAATCCACAAGTAAACAGTCTACTTTTTCACCACAAGATATTTCATATTCACGTAAAAATACCCTGATATCATTTACATTTACACCATTAGGCATTTGTTTTACTCTTAGTCTACCAGCACCTTTGGCTTTCATTCGCACTTTTAAGTCTACATCATCCATGTTTTTCATAACTTCTTTTGTGCCATAACCACTTACCATACTATCTAATCGCATACTTATAAGTTGCTCACTGAGCTCCAAACTAATATAAACAGTATTCATTCCTGCTAATGCCCAATTTACTGCAAAGTTTTGTAAAAATAAACTTTTACCTGCACCTGAACCACCAGCAAAGATTGTCATCTCTCCTCTGTTCATACCACCATATAGTTTATGATCTATACCCTTCCAGCCTGTGCTAATTGCACCAGATTGATCTTTTATCCATTGCAGTCTTTCTTTAGGATTTTCAAAGTAGTCTAAACCTAAATCTTTTACTAGTCCCACTTGACTTGCATCTTTAATTTTATTTTCCACCGTACCATAGTCTTGATTTTCTAACAAGTCAGTACTTTCTATAATTGCTTTTTCTAATGCTTTGTGTCTGCAAAATGTTTCGAACTCTTTTAGGAACCAGTCATGATGATCAGGTGTAACATTTGGAATAATATCTAGTTGTACTCCGGATGCCGCACTTACCTGTTCTGGTGTTGGAATACTATTAAAATCTGTTGAATGACTTATAAACAAGTTTACTGCCTTTCTATATTTTAAATTAAAATACTCTGGCTTAACTATGTTTTGGCATCTTGCAAATAAATCAGGATCACTTATTAAAAACTTCAAAAACAGTTCTTGTGTCTCTTCATTATAGTTTGTTAAATCACTCATATCTTTTCTCTATCTCACTTATTATATATCTAGAAAATTGCTCATGTCCTTGTTTATTTGGATGGCCATCGTCATATGTATTTTCTATATCTACAACATGACTCATAGGTTTTACTATGTTAAAGGAATGCTCTATTACTTCTGTTGGTAAACATCTATTGCTCATTGCTGTTATAATATATTTAACATTTTTAGCATGTAAATATTGCATCATACTATTAACCATATAAAATGTTTCTGCCTTTACTTGCTCTTCTGTTCTTGTTAATAAATTAAATTTTCTAAATTTTTCCCATTGAGCCCTTATAAGTTTTTGATCTATGTCTTTTCTTTTATAACTTTCATCATCAAAATGTAAATAGTCTCCCTGTTGTCCTAACCACAAATCATTTATGCTATCGTAAAACTCATCTCTATAAGGATCTGTTAGTTGTAAAATTACTAGGTCAACATTATTATTTTCTAAATATTGTTTTGTTCTTCTAAATATTCTTTTATTACTTCCTGCTATCCAACTTTCATTTACAACATCGTAAGGTAAAGCATCTGGCCATGCGTACTTATTGTCAGCAGTATTACCATAACTAAAACTGCAACCGTTTACATATAATTTCATCAACCAAAAAATCCTCTTGCAAACCATCCTATAGCAACCATAACAGGTGCTATTATTAATATATCAACTATCCAATGTAATGCAATAGATAGTGTAACTATTTCTTTCCAATGCACTTTACATACATCTGCCCAATGTTTTATTTTTTCTCTCATAACATTTTTGCCTTAACTTCAATTTTAAGTTTATTGTCTGTTGTATGTTTTATAATACTGCTTACAGTTGCTAGTCTACCATATCGTTGTACAGCATCTGCGGCATCTTTACAATCCACATGCCAAGGCGGGAAACTTACTTCCCACCCTAGTTCAGCGGCCTGCATAATTAAGTCCACTCCTGCTTCATCTCTATCAGGACATACTATTATTCTTTTACCTAACTTCTCAATTAAATGTGCTTGTTCAGGACTAACACTATTACCTTGTATTGCTATTCCATCTACCATTATAGCATCAAAGACGCCCTCTGTCACTATAACAATTTCTCTTTTGCTATCTGCAAATCTATCTATATTAAAAACATATCCAGGTTGCATTTTATGTAAGTACTTAGGTGTTGTTTTATTGGGAGGATTTATATGTCTTGCAGTCCAGCCCACTAAATCACCGTTATAAGAAAAAGGGACCACCAATCTTTGCTTATACAATGACTCATCAAAGTATAGCAATGGATATAGACCAATTAGTCCCCTCTCTTTTGCGTATTGCCTAATAGGATGTTCTTCAGGCAAATCATCTACTGCTGTTGCAGTTTCAGGTAAATCTTCTTGTTTAAATTTTGCTAAATTATAAACATAATCTGTTGCGTCTTCTGTTTCTAAATCTTCTGCATATTTTAATAAGTCAACAGTAATAGCATGTATATCTGTTTGATCAGCACCTAATTTTGTTGCTAAGTCTTTATATTTTTTACCTAATGTAGGATTGGGCTCCCAACCTGTAGTAAACCCACAGTTAAAACAATTATAGGATATTTTTGCACCAGTTGTTATAAGACCACCACGTTTCCTTTTATCAGTACACATTGGACAATCCATTGTATTCCAACCACTAGGAGTTTTACTTGTCCTTATAGGCAAGTTATCCAAAAGGAGGCGGTGCACCTTTTCAACTAAGAAGTCTATATCCATGCATTAATTATACATGATATATGCTGAAAAGTCAACTAGTTTCTAATTAGTACTTTACTTATAGAACCTGCTGTAGGGACATGTTTTATTCTAATCCAATTAGCATTAACTTTAAAAGTTTTATGTGTTAATACTGAAGAAGATGTTAAAGAAATATCTGAGATGTCAAACCAGTCTAAACTTGCTTCGTCACTGTTCGGAGCATTTTCTAAACAACTGCCTTGAATTGTAATAGTGCCTGTATAACCACTTGGATAGATTGCTAGACTGTGTAAAGAGTGATTAAAGTTTCTATCAACATTTCCCTTTACTGCACTTGAAGTATAAATATCCTCACCAGATTGTAAGAAGGTTTCTATTGTTTGTGTTTTTACAGGTTCTCTACCTATCTGATCTGATATCTCGATTTGGAATTTAAGTCCATTGTTTTGATCTGTAAATACCGGGGCATCAGAGCCGTCTTCTTTCTGCATTACAATATAAATTGTATATAATCCTGCGTCTATATTTACAAGATCACCATCATTTAAACTAAGTTTTATTTGCCCTACTTTAGTAGTTTCTTCTAATAACTTAGATAAAACTCTTCTTTTAGAAGTAGGATTTACAAGGTTTGCACTAAAAGACTTACCAAATACATTTTGTTTCTTTCTATCTCTATCAGTAATATTAAATACTAATTCGTTAGTCATTCCTTTATGTGCTATTAATTTTCTGTTATTCATAGGCCTATTATCCACATATACGCCATAGGAATCTAATACTATATCAATAATATTATCATATAAATATAATTTTTGATTTCCTTGGCTCATAAATTTACTCTTTCTATTGTACTATTTATCAATACCTTACATAAATAACATTGTGGAGAAAAAAGATCTAATAGATTCAACAAAAGAAAAATATCCCTTTCTTACTGGCATACTGTATGGAGGTAAAGAATACGTTGGTATAGTAGTCAATCATGATAATAGTATCTTAACATTTTACGATATTGAGAAGATGCCTACAATAGAAGATAAAAAATTATTCTTACAAATGGGAGAGACATGGTGGTGGGAATCTAACCGTATGCTACCTATAGATGTATTTTTAAATATAGAAATGAGAATGTTCCAACCTTGTTTAAAAACTTTTATTATGAAAGATGTTGAAATATTATTTGGTCCTGTAACCACATTGCAAAATTTATTAAAGAAACGTATTAAAAGACGTGGAATTCAATTAGTTAAAAAGACAGATTAACTACTCACAAATACTATTAAGTTGTACCATTATTGCTAGAGCATAACCATAACTATGACTCTTCTTAAAGAAGTAAGTTCCATCATTTGGTTTTACCCAAACATTATCCTCTATCTCCTTCCAACTCTTTCCCACCAAGTGACGTTTACCAGGCCTTATAATTGCCAATATCATTGCTAATTGTTCTATATTAGTAGGAGGATGTTGCTTAACAATATCCCAATGGTTACTTATGTGGAACAACTGTTCAACAACTTCTTTATGTTGTAGAAGTTCCCACATGGGTTCTGTATTTACTAACTTGTTTAAATGTGTTTCATCTTTAATATCATTGTATACACTTGCATTTAAAAAATCAACTTTAAACCAACCTTCATCTTCTGCTTGTTTGTGATCTATTGTACTGTATCCTTGTAAAGGAAACTTAGGAATATTTTGAAAGTAGACTCCAGTATTGTGTTTGGTAAACTTACCATCCTTTTCAATACTTGCAGGAGTATGGTTAATTAACTTTAAAAAGTCATCTCTGTTAGCCATATCTATATCTACATCAAAATCAATCTTCATTAAATAACGAGCTCCACTTCATTAATTTTTGTTCTTTTAAAAACATTCTGTCTTTTATTTGTTCCTCTGTAACAAAACCATCTCTTGTTAATAATTCAATCATACACATTAAATCACCAACTTCATCTTGTAAATTTTTTAAATCATCAGGACATTTATCATCTTCAAAACGTATTAGTTTGCTACATGCCTGTATTAATTCACCGCACTCTTCCATTGTTATTGTAAGTAGTTCTTGTTTCTTATTCATTTTTTTGATGATGCCATTCTTTTAATATGATTATGTATAATCCAATTACAACTTATGCTATACCTAATACTATTACCTAGTACCGGTGCAGTATAATGTAAAGTAGAACCAGGAAATATTAATAAGTCACCTTCTTCAGGCTCTAAATCAACAGAGTATGATCCAAATCCATTAGTATTCATATCTTGCCCATAAAGGAAATTTATTTGTCCTTTTTGTTTAATATTTGTTGTATCATTAACTTTATAATGTTCTACATCAGTGTCTAATTTAATCTTAGGATATAAAACTGTAACAATGTCTGCACTAGTGGCGTGACTATGTATTGGATTATATTCCATCGCTATTTGTTTATTGTACCATGCAGAAGCCAAATTACATATAGAATCAAAATTATTTTCTTTTAATACTTTTTCATATCTTCCTGAGTCAATAGTTTTTATATATTCATCTACATAATGAGAAATCGTATTAGAAACTTTTGAACCTTTTAATTGATCATAAATATGTACTTCTTCTTTTATATATCCAACTAAAGTACCTCTTGCATCTTTATGGGAGTTAATACAAATTTGATATAGTTCTTTTGTTTCTTCTTTTGATAATTTTACCCTTGCTATCCTAGGTCCAAACTGTTCCAATAATTCAAATTTATTCATATTCCTGCTACCTCACATGATTGTTTTACTTCTGCAACTTCTTCCTTATTACCAGCAAACTGTTTCATCCAAAATGTTGCATCTATTATATCTGCAATCATCTTGACCTGTTCATCATTAAATCTTACAAGTAATTCGTCTCCTGTTTGACACAAATATAATACCCAAGGACTTATTTTTGCACTTCTAATATCATGTACTGCTCTTGCAGGGGAGACTAATTTAAAATAATCCTGCCAAATATTTTTACTCTCATCACTCCATTTGGACAAATACATAATTGTACGTTCTAAGGCCTTCATACCAGGTTCCTTTTTTACATAATGTAACATATACTCATCATATAAACTATCTTTGCACCAGTCGGCAAGTTTCTTACCATTTTTAATAAGCCATTCTGCAAACTGTTCTGGATTTAAATATTCATTTGTAACACAACTTCTACCAAATTTTACAAAACCCTCATAGTACTGACTTTTAACAAAATCTTCATATGACTTTGGTTTAGTTGCTGTAGTATTAATCTCATAAAACATTTGAAATACTCTATAACCTAATCTAGTATGTGTTAGGTCTTTGTCTGCCATACGTCTTTTCTTGACGCACATGTGAACACTAAGAGTACGTTCGCCTTTAAATGATTTGCTACACCATTTACATGTAAAATTATTTTCCAAAGATCTCCTTAATTGTTTTGTCATCGTAACCATGCTGTTTTGCTAAAGTTTTTAAATCTTCTTTTGTATTAAGATCAATAAAATTATTAATATCCTCACTTTTCATATGAGGGAAAACAGAATATACAAATTCAAATACCTTATTCTTTTTCTTTCTCGCATTAGGCGGTTTCAAATAAGGATGAAATTGTATTTTTCCAGTACCACAGGCACTCAATAGTAACCATTGTAGTTCAGGATGTTTGCTAACTTCACTAAATTGGTAGTTTACCAGTTCGTTTGTCATGAATATGTAGTTTGCGGCATCTCTTCCTTGCACACTACTACAATACCTCATCATCATCCAGGCACTAAAGGCTTTTTTACCTTCATCAGTTAGGTTATTATAAAAGTTTCTATCCTTTTTGTCAATCGCCGCCATTATATCTTTTAATGGAATCTGAGGTTTCTTAGGCATTATTCTCCTTCGAACTCAACAAGAGTTTCTACATTAAATCCTTCTTTCTTTATTATAGCACTTCCTCCTAAATCGGGCAAGTCCACAACTGCTAAAACTAAAATATTTTCTCTAGGAATATTCCAGAATTGGCAAATTAAACTTGCTATTGCTAAGGCAGTTCCTCCTGTTGCAATTAAATCATCTACAATGACAATTTTATCTGTTGGTTTCAAATTACTGTTTTGTTGTATATGTAATGTTGCTTCTCCATATTCTAACTTGTAATTTCTTTGATATGTAGGATTAGGCAACTTACCAGGTTTTCTTGCAAGTATTAAAGGTAATTCCATATCTCTTGCTACTGGAGAAGCAAACACAAACCCTCTGCTTTCTATTGCAACTAACTTTGTTGCATTGAATTGCATACATGCATTAGTAAAGTCAATACATGCTTTATTGAACGCCTGTGGAGTTTCTAACATGCTTGTAATGTCTCTAAATTGTATTCCTTCTTTTGGAAAATTAGGTACTGTTCTAATTGCTTCTTTTATATCCATTTTGTTTCTTGACTCTTCAAGTTCCTTTAACTGCGGATATCTGGAATAGGCAGGATGGTTATACTTAGTATCCATTAGAATATATTAACTTGTTCCCATGGCATGTCTTCTTTACCAAAGTGACCATAGTTGGTCGTAGTAGTTAAGTCTAAATCAAATAAATTAAATCTTTCAATTATACCTTTTGGTGTTAAATCAATGTTATTCATAAAATAATCTGCAAACTCTTTCCTTACTTCACCATCTGCATATACATATATACTAGTTGGTTCTTTCACACCAATAGCATAACTTAATTGTACTGTGGCATTTTTTGCCTTGCCGCCTGCTACAATGTTTTTAGCCAAGTACCTAGCCATATAAGCCGCACTTCTATCTACTTTGGTACAGTCTTTACCACTAAAGGCTCCGCCGCCATGTGGTGCATATCCACCATAAGTATCTACAATTATTTTTCTACCTGTTAATCCTGTATCGCCATCTGGGCCACCAATAACAAATCTGCCTGTTGGATTGATTAACCATTTTGAATGCAGTAAATCTACTTTGTCTTTAACGACAGGCAATATTATATCTATAACCTTTTCTCTAACTTCTTCTATACTTAATTCGTCACTATGTTGTGTACTACATACTATAGTTTTAATGTCTATAGGCAGTCCTACTTTATCATAGTTAAATGTGACCTGTGCTTTGCTGTCAGGTCCTAACCAATCTGCCCCATTGCGTCTAGCATTTTCTAATGCCTTTAGTATTTCGTGACTGTAATAAATTGCACTTGGCATATGATTTGGCGTCTCATCACATGCATAACCAAACATAAGTCCTTGGTCCCCTGCTCCTAAGTCATCAGTACCTAATGCAATGTCTGGACTTTGGCCATGTAATTCATTATATACTTTTAGTTTTTCCCAATGAAACCCATCTTGTTCGTATCCTATATCTTGTACAACTGCTCTAACAATATCTTCAATTTTATCTTTATCAAACTTATCGCTTTTGTATTCCCCTGCTAGTGTCACCATATTTGTAGTAACTAATGTTTCAACTGCCGCCCTGTGATTGATATTTTTGTCTATTAAATAAGTTGCGACCGCATCAGATATTTGATCTGATATTTTATCTGGGTGTCCACTACTTACACTCTCACTTGTAAATTCATACATTAATTGTCTCCTTCTTTTACAAAGATACCGTCAATCATTTTACCTTTGCGATCTTTTATATCATTATATGCTACTTGTAAACATTCTTCCATACTAATATTATTTCTTTTCATAATATTAATCATTACAACTAACATGTCACCTAAGTCGTCTCTTATATCGTTACCTTTACAGACATTGTCTGATAACTCTCCCATTTCTTGTAGTAGTTTTAATACTTGATCTTTATCAGTTGCTCCATCTATAAGATTTCTGTCCGTATGCCATTGTTCTACTAGTTCAACTAGTTCAGGCAAGTTCCATTGTTCGTTAATGCTATTCATTATAGTTTTCCTTTTTCTTTCATTTCTTTTCTAATTTTAGTTGCACTGATACTTTCTATATCTGCATCCAATACTTCCTGCTCTACCTTATACCCTACATCTCTACCGTATGTAATATTCATTATGTTAGGAACTGGATAACATCTAAACTTACCTGCATATTCATATAGTTCTTGTTCTATATTTTCACATATATCTTCAGGAGACCAAGGATTGTTATCGTTTAAAGGCATGTCTCTTACAAGTATTGCTACTTGTCCGTGTTTTTCTAATGCTTTTTCAAATAATGCCTTATGGCCTGCATGGAACGGTTGAAACCTTCCTAACATTTGTGTAGTTGGTAGTTTTGGCTGGAACTCGTGATCTTTTATATCAACAGCAATAAGTTTTGCCCATTGTTCTATTTTATCTTCTTCCCACCAATCATCTTTAGTAATATGTACATCAACATCAACTTCTGTTTGATCAATAGGCTTCTCAAATATAAGATTTGTATCTTCAAATCTACCTTTTTTAATAGTGTCCATAAAAATTAAATAATCAGGCATAAATGTTTTTTGTAATTCATTTGTGGGACAAACAAAATCTGCAACACCATACCTTCCTTTTGCTACACTTTTTCTTGTGTAATCCTGCATACGTTTCATTTGCCTTGTACGGCCTTCAGTTGTAAAGTCCCAGTCTTTAAACTTTGACCTTATTTCGTCTGCATTATAAAAATCTGCATTGCCTAGTACTTCTACTAGTTTAGTTGCTAACGTTGTTTTACCTGATCCTGGTAGGCCACAAATTAAAATTCTTTTCATTTATTCCCTATTTTCACGTTCCCATTCTGCATTTTCCTCAAACTCTGCAAGATATTCATCCATGTTTTCTTGTGTGAGTTCTTCAGTATCATGCCACTTAGTATTTAACCAACCAACTTCAGCATCATAACTTTTACCGGTAGTGTCATTGTAATCGTAATCACAGTCCAATTCTACCTTATCGTAAAATACATTATCAATAAATTCTGCTAAGTTTGTTTCTACAACACCATACCCTAATTTAAACTCGTCAAATGGTTCATCTGTATCTACAAACCAAGCACCAAAGGACCCTTTTTCTGAACTGTGAAATGCTAGAACAGGAACATACTCGTTACCATCTTCGTCTTTTTCATTTACTACTTCTGGTTCTTCATTACTAAAGTATCCGCCCTCTCTACCATATACATGGATTCCCTCTCCATCATATACTTCTTTATCATAGTCCCAATCATCTGAACCATCTGCTGGAACTTCGTATACAATAAATCCACCATCTGCATAGGCACTATTAATGTGTTCAAAATTATCATTTTCCCACATGTAAAAATCCTCACCTGGTAATGCAGGATGTGGTACCCCTTCTGGGTCTAATAAAGCATCAGAATCTTCTTCCTCATTTGGGTCCCAGTCCTCTGCTTCTAAAACTGCATCAACAACTTCTTCTCGTTTATCTGCATAATAACGAGCAAAAGAGTTACTAACTTCTCCTAAAACAAGTTCTCCTCCGTATCTTCCGCCTTCAATTCTATATCTATGTTTTGCCATATTAGCCTCCTATAATAAATCTGCTATGTCAATATTTTTAATTTTTTTGTATTCTTTTATAAACAATACACACTTTGGTTCTTCCTTATCTTCAAGTGGCACAACTAACATGTGACCATTTTTAAGTTTAGGGAAAAACCATTTAACATCTTGATACACATTAGTAATTTGTATCTCTTCTGCTCTTGGCATCCAACTATGCATTGGATTAAGTGCCGGTGTTAAAAATCCTCTATTATTCAAACTTGCTAATGGTATAATTTCTAAATCTGCAAACTCTTCATCACAAGTTAGTATGCTCCAATCCATAGGCATTTGAATATTATGCTCTCCTATTTGCAAACATATTGCAGGAGCATGGAAACTTTCTAAAAATATTAATGGTAAGAAGTAGTAGTCTTGAAATTCTTCATCTCCTCCATCAAAGACACAGTATCTAATATCCTCAATCTGATCTGGCACACAATCTATATCGTATGGTTTATTTTCTAATGTTAATATTTTCATTTATATTCCACCTTGGTTACTTGAAAAGGAAATCCTTGTTCTCGGTAGAAGGCTTTCCTTTTCGTTAAATGCCTTTTACTGTATTTTAAATTGCTAGTTAAGTCTACTACATTAAGATAGTCTTTATCTTCTGCTTTCCTAATGCCT